ACAAAGATCAAGACCAGATATTATAAAAAAGGTCTGAGAAAAAGAGTTCGGATATTCTGTAACTATCTGGCTTTGCATGGAACCAGCATCGATCCATCCGGAATCACAATGACATTCACCAGAGCACTGCCGAAAAATCTCCTGGAGATATCCCAGATTGTGGCAAATCTGTGGGGAAAAGTAAGCCGGAAGACCTTGCTTTCACAGGTTCCGTTTGTGGAGGATGTGGACGAGGAATTGAAAGCCTTGGAAACAGAGGAAGAAGAGAATCTGAAGCGGCAGCAGGAAGTCTTTGGACTGCAGGACAATACGCCACCGGAGCAGGATCCCGATGATGATGATAAGGAAAAAGTAGATGCGTAGAAAATACTGGGAACAGAGGTCTGCCTGGGATATGTATCAGTTTATGGAGGATGCAGAAGAGACAGCAGATTTCATTGCCAGAGTATACCGGAAAGCCTCTCTCCAGCTGGAATATGCCGCAAGAGATATCTTTGAGAAGTTCATGACAAAATATGGTCTGTCAGAAACAGAAGCCTGGCAGATCATAAATTCCATCCAGGACAAAAACTCCATTGATCAGCTGAAACAGGAACTCCAGAACCGGAAAAAGGACAGTGAGATTCTGAAACAGCTGGAAGCTCCGGCGTACCGTGCAAGAATGGAACGCTTGCAGAATCTCATGTCGCAGGTAGATACGGTGATGCAGCAGGTATACCAGCAGGAGAAGCAGTTCGATACCAAACTTCTGGAACAGCTTGGAGAAAAAGCCTATTATCATTCCATTTACAACATGCAGAAAGAAACCGGTCTGGCATTCAGCTTCTCTCATGTGAGCAGGAAACAGATCGACCAGGCTCTGCAGATGAAATGGTCCGGAAAACATTTTTCAGACCGTATCTGGCAGAACACACAGCAGCTTGCAGATTCCTTGAAGGATGAATTGCTGATCAGTCTCCTTACCGGCCGGACAGACCGGGAAACAGAGGAATCCATCCAGGCCCAGTGCGGAGGGGGAGCAAAGCAGGCCAGGCGATTGGTAAGAACAGAATCCTGTTACATGGCAGGAGAATTGACTGCACAGAGTTATATTGACTGCGGGATCAAGAATTATCGCTATGTGGCAGTGCTGGATCTTCGTACCAGTGAGATCTGTCGGGAACTGGATGGAAAGGTTTTTTCGGTGAAAGACCGGAAAGCCGGAGTGAACTATCCTCCCATGCATCCATATTGCCGCTCTACAACGATTTCTGTCATAGATGATAAAATCCTCAGGAACATGAAAAGAAGTGCTTACAACCCGGAAACAGGGCGTACAGAGATGGTTCCTGCGGATATGACCTATGAACAGTGGTATGAGAAATACGTCAAAGGAAATCCAAAAGCAGAAGCCCAGGAAAAGGCAGTCAAGAACGCTGCATCAGACAGGAAACAGTATGATCAGTACCGGGAACTCCTTGGAAAAGACATGCCGAAACATTTTGCAGACTTCCAGGAAATGAAGTATAATGAACCTGAGAAGTGGGAACTGCTCAGGACTTATGCACGTTCTGTAGATAAAGGCACGATATCTCCGTTATCTGGATTCGAGAATTATCAGAAGATTTATGATGAAATCAATGAAAAAGTTGTTGGTATAAAGACTTCTGAGGGAACAGCAGTAACCAGACAGAGTAAACATTTCATGGACAGAGTAATCGGAACCATGAAAGATCCAAAAACGGGAAGATCACGATCAGGAGTTACCGTGGAAGGAATACGGGATGCGCTGGAGAATCCGGCGAAAGTATTTCCTACGAGAACGGATCCTGATTCAAGAAAAAGCCAGAAATATATTGGCAGACATGGAACAGTCTCATTAGATCCTGAGACGGGGATTCTGATTCAATGCAATCCAACAGATGCAGACTATGTAAGGAGAATAGCAAATGGAAATGCGAAGATTTGAACTAAAAAAAGAGCAGATCGAATTTCTTAAAGAAATGTATCCTGACAATGAACTGGTTCAGAGAGTACTGAATTGTGAAAATAATGGAGTATTTGAAGTAGATGTGGATACCAAAATTGATTTTATGCTTTTTGTGGAAGATGAGTCGGTATATTGGATGGACGCAAATTATGAGCCATCAGCGAAAACATATATGCTTGAATCAATAAGGGATGATATTTATTATCAGACCAACTGATACCACCAGTCAGAAATGGCCGGTGGTCTTTTTATACCCATTTTTAAGAAAGAGAGGATCAGAAATGAAGTTTGAAGAAGCATTAAAGGCAATGAAAGCAGGAAGTAAAGCAAAATTACCGTCCTGGGGAGGATATTGGTATTGGAGTCCAGAGAAAGAAACAATCATCATGCACACAAAAGATGGACAGGAACTGGATATCCGGGAAACCCAGAGCGTTGTATATACGCTTCAGAATATTCTTTCTGATGAATGGATCATTGCAGATGAAGTAAACTGTCCGCAGTTGGGCGGAGAAGCAACATTTTCTTTCGGGGAAGCTATCAAGTACCTGAAAAGAGGGTCCAAAGTAGCTCGTAAAGGATGGAATGGTAAAAAACAGTACATTCAGCTTGCAACTGGGATTTCTTATAAGGCAGCAGATGGCGAAGTTGTAAACTGTGAGCACAATGCTATTGGCAACATGGCAGTGGCTTTTGTAGGAACATCTGGTGTGCAGATGGGATGGCTTGCATCTCAGGCAGATATGCTTGCGGAAGACTGGATTTTTGCGGAGGAGTAGAGAATGAAAAACGAAGAATTTTTAAGGCTTTGTAAGGCGAAAGTAGCTGAATATACAAACTCCCATATGGATAAGACCGATGGAAAACAGATCACAGTACAGGATGTGTACGTGGTATGGAGTTGTAAGACATTACAGAACAGTAAAGCACTTCTGAGCACGACTGTGCCGGATGGAATGTATTATGAGCTGACATATAACGGAGATAAGCACGAGTTATACCTTGATGCTTATAAGAAGTTTCAGAACATGTGCTTTAAACTGTAATTGCGCCGGCGCAACGGAGGGGAGGTGAAGAGAATGAAAGTAAAATGCATCAAAAGATACAGCGACATCTGCTTGAAAGAAATCGTCGAGAAGGGAACTGTTCTGGAAGTAACAGAAAACAGAGGGGCACATCTGATCAGCGAAGGTGTTGCTGAGATGGTAAGTGAAGCAAAGACAGCAGCCAAAGGGAAGGAATAGGTGATCCAATTATCTCCCGGTGAGACGCAGGGTGAAGCGTCTTATTTTTTATGCCTTTTTCCGCTAGGCGTTAAAGAAGCAGATTCCAAAAACTGAATGGCCCGGGCGTGAGAACGAATAGGCTGGGCAGAAAGGAAAAGATATGAGAAACAGAGTATTCAAAGCAATGTGTAAAGTTCCAATGAACCTGCAGTTATTCGCAGAAGGCGGAGACGGTGCTGGGGCCGGTGAGGGCAATGGCGGCGGATCCGGAGAAGGTACGGGCGGCGAAGGAGATAATCCTCCATCTTTTGATGACTTCCTGAAAACAGGCAGTAATCAGGCAGAATTTGACAGACGTGTCCAGAAGGCAGTCAATACGGCAGTGACAAACGCACAGGAGAAGTGGCAGGCACTGACGGATGATAAGCTTTCCGAAGCTGAGAAGCTGGCCAAGATGACCAAGGAAGAAAAAGCGCAGTACATGCAGAATAAAAAAGAAAAGGAACTTTCCGACAGGGAGGCAGCAGTAACCAGAAGTGAGCTCATGGCAGAAGCAAAGAACAACCTGTCAGACGAAGGACTTCCGGTAGAGCTTGCAGAAGTACTGAATTATACAGATGCAGATGCCTGCAAGAAATCCATGGAAACCGTCAAAAAAGCGTTCCAGACTGCAGTTGAGAAAGCAGTCGATGAGAAACTGAAAGGCGGCAAGCCTCCGAAAAAAGCACCAGAAACAAACACACAGGAAGCCCTTGAAAAGCAGGTATACAATGCGATGATGGGTATTTTTTAAAGGAGAGTGAATAAACAATGGCAATCAATACTTTAGCAACAGCAACCTTATTTATGACACAGCTTGATAAGATCGCTGTTCAGGAAGCAACCACCGGCTGGATGGATGCCAATGCCGGCCAGGTGATCTATAACGGTGGATCTGAAGTAAAGATCCCGAAAATGAGCGTTCAGGGAATGGGCGACTATGACCGTGAGGCTGGATACCAGCGCGGCTCCGTTACCCTGGAGTACGAGACCAGAAAAATGACACAGGACCGTGGCCGTCTCTTCCAGCTGGATCCGATGGATATCAACGAGGCAAACTTTATCCCGACTGCCGGTGCAGTTATGGGAGAGTTCCAGAGGACACAGGTAGTTCCGGAGATCGATGCGTACCGTATCAGCAAGCTGGCCACAGAAACACTTACTGCAGATAAAGCAGGAATGATCGGAGAATCTTATGTACCGGGAACTGCTTCTACATCTGCTCTGCGTAAGCTGAAAGAAGGGATCAAAGCGGTAAGAGAAAACTATAACGGAGCTCTTATCTGCCAGGCAACACCGGACTTTATTATGGAGCTGGAACTGGAACTTGCGGGCAAGATCACTGCAGTGACCTTCTCTAAAGGCGGAATTCAGACACAGGTTCCTTCTGTAGATGGTGTACCGCTGGTTTCCACACCTTCCAACCGTATGTACACAGCTATCAAGATCAATAACGGTAAAGATAGTGGCCAGGAAAAAGGCGGATATGAAAAAGGAACATCTGCAAAGAACCTGAACTTTTTCATCTGCCCTGTAACCACGCCAATCGCTGTCACAAAACAGGATATCATGCGTATCTTCGACCCGACAACAAACCAGAAATTGAACGCATGGCAGATGGATTACCGCCGTTTCCATGATATGTGGATCCTGGATAATAAACTGGATTCCATCTATCTGAGTATTCAGGAGGCGAAAGCATGAGACTGATCCGTAAAAATGTAGAAAGAGAAGCGGAAGGATCTGCAGCAGAAAAGCTGATCAGTGATGGCTTCACACCGATGAAAAAAGCCACACCAGACACAGTACCGGAAGAGAAAATCGGTAAGGACATCGAGGATATGACAGTTGAAGAACTGAAAACTCTTGCAAAGGAGAAAGGACTGACCGGTGTCTCCTCCCTGGCAAAAGCGGACCTTCTGGCAATCCTGAAAGGGTGATACGATGGCATCAGCAGAAGATATCAAAAAGCTGAAGATCCTGACCGGAGAAAAGAATGAGGAACTTCTGTCGGTCCTTCTGGATGAAACTGAAGCTTTCGTGCTGTCCTACACCAACCGCAAACAGTTAAGGACCGGGCTGGAAAAAGCAGTCCGGGACCTTGCTGTGATCGCTTTGAACCGGATGGGAACAGAGGGGGAAAAGTCAAGAAGTGAGGGTGGAGAGAGTTATACCTTTGAGGATGCACCGAAACAGATTTACGACACACTGAACCGGTATCGCCTGGCCAGAGTAGGAGGAAAGACTTATGAGGCTGAGAAGAAGCAGACTTGAGGGATTTTTCCATAAGAAAATGACGGTAAAGAGAGATAAGGAAGGCAGTACCAGCGAGGAATACGGTACTGCCTCTTCTGTTACCGGAGAAAGCTGGCCGGCATCCGGAAAAGTACAGGTTGAGCAGTACGGCCAGAAACTGAATTATATCCGGAATCTCCGGATACAGGGAAGCTATAAGATCCAGACGGATGAAAAGGGCCGGCTGCATTATATCCTGGAAGATGGAACGGATATAGAGGAACGGGACGGGATTTGTTTGTATGTGGCAGCAGATCAGCTTCCAGATTATCGGATCATATCCATCAAACCATATCGTTTTCTGACCATGGAGGTGGAAAAGATATGAGCGTAAATGGATTCGATGAAGTAGAGAAAGCTTTGCAGGAGGTGTCCGAGTTGGACACCCGGCAGGCAGTTGGAGAAGCAATCCGGTTTGTACGGTCAGCAGCAGTTGAGAATTGCCATGCAGATACCGGAGAACTCCGGCAGAGCATTTTTGCGGAAACCACAGAGGAAGAAAACTCTGTCACAGGGATCTGCTGGACAGACAAAGCTTATGCTCCGTACATAGAGTTCGGAACCGGACCGAAAGGCCAGGAGAAACATGCCGGCATCTCTCCGGAAGTAACTCCGGTCTATACTCAACAGCCATGGTGGATCCATGAAAGCCAGATAGACAGAAGGGTGGCTGAAAAGTACCGTTGGCCATATATGGACACGCCGGATGGAAGATTCTATAGATGCAGCGGAAATCCGGCCTATCCGTTCCTGTATCCGGCTATGAAGGACAACGAAGAACAGATCTTAAAGATGCTGGGCGGAAGCCTTGCATCAGATTTGGAGGATATATGAAGAATGTAAAAGATCAGGTGTACGTGGCACTGTGCACGGTGTCCGAAAATGTTTCAGATGCCTATCCACGTTCCTGGGCGGAGGGCTTAACGATCCAGTATACCGAAGAACAGAACGATGTATACGAAGCCAGCTCCGATACTGAAGGAATGAGAGAGGATAAAGCTCTTGTAAGATACCGGATCGATATCTGGAACAATCACAGCACTTCAGAAGCAGCTCTGCGGGTAGATGAAGCGATGAAAGTGACAGGCCTGAAACGGATCGCATGTGCAGATGTGCCGGATCCGTCAGGGATGAAACATAAACAGATGCGCTACGAAGGGATCATTGATATGGATTCTGACAGCGTGTACTGGAGATAAGGAGGAATAGAGATGTTAGCAAATGGAGCAACATTAGGTTACAGAAAACACACAGATGGAGAAAACTCTGCAGCTTACACAGATCTTCCAGGACTGAAAGAGATCCCGGAAGTCGGAGTGGAACTGGATAAGGAGGAAAACACCTGCCTTACAGATCCGCACAAGATGTACGAGGAAGGCATTGGAGACCTTCCGGATATGAAGTACAAATGGAAGTACGACAACAGCAAAGCCGGAAGCCCGTACAGGCTTATGAGAGATGCAGCAGACAAAAAAGAGATCTGGGATTTCCAGGAAAAAACAAAAGATGGAACAGTTACCGAGTTTACTGCACAGTTTTCCGTAAAACGTACAGGCGGTGGCGTAAATGGTGTGATCGAGTTTGAGGTGACCATGGCCGTACAGTCTGAGATCAAACAGACAGATCCGGCGTAAGGAGGAATAAAAGATGATGAGCTTTGAAGGTATTCAGGATCTGGGCGGAGCTTCTGTCCAGAATGAGACACAGGCTCCGGAGGAAAAAGTAGTCAATCTGGAGGAACAGAAGAAAAAGAGACAGCCCTTTGCTTATTGGAATGTAGGCGGTAGGAGCTTCAAGATGAAACTGAAAGCTTCCGGAATCGGACGCCTGGAAAACAAGTACAGACAGAATCTCATGAATATGATCGATGATATTCCGCCGCTTTCTGTGATGCTGACGATCATCCAGGAAGCAATGTCTCCGTGGGAGCATGGGATTGATTATCAGGATGTGCAGAAGCTGTATGACGCATGGATCGATGAGGGGAACAGTCAGCTGGAACTTTATCAGAAGATTCTGATCCCGCTCATGGTGGTATCGGGTTTTTTACCGGAGAAAACAGCGGCATCCCTTCTGGAGGAGATCGAGAACGCTTGATGTCAGAACAGCTCTCAGAGCTGTATCCGGCAGCTCTTGAGATGGGGATTCCGGCGGAAACATTCTGGAACCTTTCTGTAAATGAGATATTTGATACTTTGGCAAATATAAGAAAGCGGCTGCTAAGAGAAGAAAAGCAGCGGATCATGGATAATTTCATCCAGGCCCAGGCCATAGCAGTAGATATTTCAGCGTTATTTGCCAAAGATGGCAAGATAGCCCATCCCTGGGATTATTATCCGGAACTGTTTGAAAAAGAACAGAAGGCATACGAAGAAGCAGAGGAAGCCCGCCAGTGGGAAGAGTACATGGAAAAAAGAAGGGTGTACAACGCCGAATGGAACTATAGACACAATCATTGATGTGTTGAGAAAAAGAGAGGAGGTGAGACCATGGGAGACACACTTCATAAGATGCAGGTGATAATTGAAGCTACAACAGAACCATTGAAAAAAGGGATGGAAAACAGCCGGCGGGAAGTAAAGAAAAGCGTTGAAGAAATCCAGAAGGAAACTGAGAAAGTAAAGAATCCGTTCAAGGGAATGGAAAGCAAGGCGCTGCAGCCGGTAAGGAATACTCTGAATAAGATCAGGGAAATGCTCAGCAGGAATCCTGTGAAAAATTTCCAGATCAAGGCAGGCATCAAAGTTCCAACGGAAGAGTATCAGCAACTGAACTCCACAATCCAAAAAACACAGACTCAGCTCAATAAATATTATGAACGCAGGGATAA